TACTCTATTGATGAAGGTAGTGTAAAACAATTTATTACTAAAACAATGAGACAACAAGGATTAACACCAAATAATGCAATGTCTCCTACAGGTGCTTTCTTTAAATTATGGGATGGTCTTGGAGCACTTACCACTAAATCTGATGGTGCAACTCGTAAAGCAGTTTATGATGTTGTTTATAAACAACTAAAAGAAGATGGTTATTCTGAAGCAGTAGCACAATCAGAAGCAGCTTATCAGGCACAAGAAATAATTAATTTTGGAAGGCGTGGTTCTGATCCATTATTTAGAATTATTACTGCTGCAATACCATTCTTAAACGCAAGAATACAAGGTCTTGATGTATTACATAGAGGATTAACTGGTCAATATTCTGCTGTAGAAAAACAACAGATCGGAGAATCACTAAAAGAAGTACAATCAAGAATACTTAGAAGAACAGCTTTAAATGCTTCTTTACTTGTAGGTCTAACAGCACTCTACTATATGATGGTAAGTGATACAGATGAATACAAAAATCTTAAACGAGAAGTAAGAGATGATAACTGGGTTTTTCCTTTAGGAAATGGTAATGCAGTTAAGATACCAATACCATTTGAAGTAGGTATGTTATTTAAAGCCATACCTGAAAGAGTGTTTGATATGACCATGGGAGATGATGCTTTTACAAGAAAGTCTGTTGATGAAGCTTTAACATCTATTGAAAGACAGGTTAGTACATCTTTTAATATTCCATTTTTAGGTCCTGGTTCTGGAATACAATTATTAAAGCCAATAGCAGAAGTAATGAATAATAGAAATACTTTTACTGATACAGAAATTGTACCTTACTATCAACAACAAAAAGAACCTGGATTACAAGCAAGGGCAACTACCAATGAATTTGCAAGAATATTAGGTGAATCACTTAATATTTCACCTGCAAAGATAGAACACATAATGAGAGGTTATACAGGAACTCTTGGTGGATATGTATTAGCTGTTGTAGATACTATCACTAGAGGAGCTACAGGAAGTCCTCTACTACCTTCTAACTTTGAATTATCAAAGATGCCTGTATTTAATAGACTATTACTTGATTTAGATAAGTCTGGTGGCTATCAGCAACAATTCTATGAGCTTAGAGGTGAGGTTGACAGGGCAGTAGCAACTATCAACTCGCTACAGAAACAACAACGATTTGATGAGTTATCAGCTTACAGAAGCAATATGCAAGGCGTGTTGAATGTCAAAGGTCAAGTAAGAGCGATTGAGAGATACTTAGACAACTGGAGAAAGCGTAGAGATAGACTGATGAGAGATGAGAACATATCTGTATCAGTTAAGTCAGATATGCTTCGTGAACTAGAGCTAGAAAGAGATATGAGACTAGCTATGGTGCCAGAACTAAGAAAGAGAGCTAATATACCTGTTCTAAGCCTTAACCTTTAACATAGCTATATCTTTTTCTTCTTTCAATGGTTTTAGTGTAAAGAAGTCTTTGTGTTGTGGATGCCTTGCTTGGAATAGTCTTGCATAGAAACCTATGTAATCATTACTAATCTTAAACTCACCACCCTTTGTTTCTATCTCATTGTGCCAACGAATACGATTTATGATCGCCCATTGTGAGTATTTTTTTCTCCCACTATGGATAGCCTCTAATGTGTATTCCTCAAACTTATCCCAAACCTGTGGATTTTTTTTGTGCCATTCCCACCACTTCCTTTTTCTTTTATCTAACTTTTCTTGTAGTATATCAACTAGCATTTTCTCCCCCGATTACAATAGACTGGTAAATATTATTTTATGCTGCAGCTAACGGCTGCGATTACCAATTCACATCTAGGATTGTCTTTATCAATCCCACCAAATTTATAGATCACTTCTTTGATCTGTTTAAAACTATCATCCTCTAACACATTCGCTTTAACTAATGCATCACAAGTAAACTTATCAATAATAGAGCAAGGATTACTAACATCTAACCTTCTCTTGGTTTTGGCGTAGTATGTATAGGTTAGTATCACAGGCTCCTCATACATAGGATGGCTAATCCTATCAACTAAATTTTCTGCATAAATCTTTTTGGCACTAGCTAACACCCTATAATGTGCGTTGCGATAGTTATTCAAGTTCAAGATAAATTTCTTATTCTTTGTGTAGTAAACCTCTAAAGGTAAATCAATCTTCATAGAGCCTCTAAAAACAATATACTGGTAAATATTTTATTTTTATACGGCACTTTGTTCCTATTCCAACATTACCACTAGTGTCAATCATCATTCTTTAACATATTATTAACTTGTTCTAATAACTTTTCTTCTGTGCCATAAGCACTCTCAAATCTTCTTTTGTATGGATGTCTGCTAATCATTGGCTCAAACCTACCACCTTCTCTATGATGCCCAAAACATAAGGGCAATACTTTAAAGTGTGCGTTATCCTTTGTCTTGCCTTCTATGTGGTGTATTTCAGCAGGAACTATACCTAAACCCATATTCCTACAGACAATGCAACCTAACTCGCTTACCTTGTCCATATGTTCAGCTTCTTCTTTTGTCGGATTTCTACCCTTTATTGACATTTGTGATTATTGATATCTTCTATCGCTACATCTTTGCCACACTTCTGACAATAAGTTCTTATAGGTTTCTTGTTATTCTTAAATATCCTATCAAAGTTTTCATTAAAGCTATCTCTATCGTATGGTCTTTGTCTACTTCCCTTTGTCATGGTTTGTCATTCTATCCTCTTGTTTTTGCAATGATTTCTCAACACACCTATCAACTTTTTTTTCTAATCTTTCCTTTATTATCTTGTTGTATTTCTTAATTCTCTCTAACAAAGTAATCCTCATTGTGTCTATCTATAGATTGATATTTATCCTCTAATTTTTCTACTTCTTCTACTGTATCTGCAATATTCTTATTAGACCAATCCTCTACATCATCCCATATAAAAGTCACAGAAGTTAAACCATAATCTTGAAAGTCCATTTTACTTATCCTAAAAGGACAAGTCCCTAACCATTTATGAAATGCTTTATTCTTACTTATACTCACGCTCCATACCTCTTTCTTTCTTCTCTTGCATTGACCATCTTAGTTCGCCATTCTTCAAAGCCAACCTCTAATGATCTTAATTCAACTTTAACAGCACTCAACTGACCTTTGGCAACTGCAACAGCCAACCTAGACTTATATACTTCTTCTTGATTTTCAGCATAGTTATCTTGTCCACTTGCAGTCTTAATGCCTTCAGAAAGAGCAACAGCCTTACATAAGGCTACTACTCTTTTAACATCTGCTTCTGCTTTCAACAGTTCGTATTCAGCAGTTTGCATTACTGGTGCTACATCTCTAATTCTACTTTGCCAACTTTCTATCTGCTCATCCATGTAAACCTTCCCTTAAAAAGTCCCTGTAATGCTTTTAATCTTCTATCTGATAGATGTCTTAAATGCACAGGTATTTGAGTTCTATCAACTCTATCAACATAATGTTTATCTTTAATCATTAAATCCCCCCTATGTAAAATGGTGACATATAAGCTTTCGCCATGAAGATTAACAAAGATAGTCCTAGTGTAAGAGTTAAACATACAAGGAATAAATCTGCTAATCTTCTAATCTTTTCTATACTCATTCAATACCAAGTTTATCTTTTAGATGTTCATCTCTAGCTTCATCAAGCTTGTAAGCTAGATATTCTAAAAGTAATTGATGTACAGTAGACTTCATTCCATCATCAACTTTTCGCATCTGATGGATTAGAGTTCTGTAGTTAGACATAAACTCAAAAAATATATACTCGTCTATGTTCTCCTCAATCGTTGTGATCAAGTCCTTGCCATAAGTGTACTTATCACATTTGTTATATTGTGTATTCTGCATATCTCCTCCCTAAAATGGAATATCATCTTCGCCAAAAGTTTCTTCTTCTTGATTAGAATCAACAACTGGCTCCTCTTTCTTTTGTGGTATATCTAATCTAGCATACTTGTATTCGTTGCCATTCTTAGAAGTTCTATTCCACAAAGCTACTCTTAGTTCACCTGTGCCACCATTTTTAATAATGGTGACTAACTCTTTAAGCATATCCCTACTCAACTCAACTTTACCTGTCCAGTCTGGTTGCTTTTCAGTTTTCTTAAAATTATTAGTGTAGATTGCTCCATCACTTTGGTTTTTATTGTCGTACATAATTATTCCCCCTCTAGGTTTGATACGATTTGTTTAAGTTCTGTGTCTAAATCCTCTTTCATCTTAGGAAAACTATCCCTCAATGTTGCTAAGTCTTTAGTGTTTGATTTGTAGTATTCAGTCATAGCTTTTTTATTCTTATGCACTTTGGCTAAATCTATAAAACTTTTTACAAAAAGTTCTGCCCAAGCTTCAGTCCCATAACCTTTATCATCTTGCTCAACTGGTTTAGTTTCTTCTTGCACATTAGTCATAGCACTTCCACCAACTGATCTAGGCTCTACCTTCTTTGGTTTAGCTTTCTCAACAGTATCACTATCTTCACTAGGAACATCCTCACCTGCATATATATAATGACCTAAACCATACATACCCAAACACTTAGTAAGACATCTCATCTTAGCAAAATTGACTTCCATACTATTAGGATTCTGTACAGCATTTTTCTTAAAATCCATGACTGGAAGCCACATCTCTCTTGATAGATTATCAATAGAAACTCTACATCTAACCTCAGCAGTCCCATCTGGAAACTGAACATAAGGCACATCATTATCACCTTGATAGAAGATATATTGTGCCTGTGGATAATGTTCTTGTAGAACACCCCACGCCCACGCCCAAGATAAGTAAGATAAGTTCATCTTCTTTTGTATCTTGTCTGAACAATCTATCTTAGATAGCTTGTCCCAAACATCTTTATAAGTAAGTTCTTTATCACTCATACTACTCTCCCTTGTTAGATAAATTAACACCACGCCTTTGCATGTATCTCGCCATATAATGAAGAACATTCCAAGCTTCTCTAAGTTTCTTTTGTTCTTTTTTATCAGAAGCTATAGCTTCTTCTAGATAAAACATTAAAGCATTATTTATGATGTCTATTGCTTTATTAATTTTCATTTGCTTCCTCCTTTACTGGAAAAAGATAATCACAATGCCACTCTAAAGTATCGTAAGTAATACCCAATGTTGCATCATGTTTTCTATCTGCATAATCCAATACTTCCATGCACTCGTCATCAGTTAAATCTGATCTAATGCTTTTAACATCATCTATTTCCCAAATAATAGCTATAGAATTGGTTTCGTTATAACCATATCCATAATCAAGTTTAGGCTTTTCTTTATTTTCAATACTCATTTGCTTTCCTCGTTATATTGATTACAAAATTCTGCCACATCGCAATAGTTCGCACATCTAACGCACTCGCCTTTGGCTTCTACGACTTTGAGCAACTTAATGTCTTTGTGACCCTCCATATACTTATCAGCTTCTTCTTGGGTATCAAGCACTCTAACAGCAGTCTTTCTACCTTTCTTTTCCACTCTATAAGTATCTTTTCTTCTCCACCTTTCTTCATCTGTGCAGAATGGAAGCTTATCATTAATCAGATAATCAACTTCTGCTTCTTGGTGAATTGAAACTCTTTGTTTGATGAAGTCCTCTTGTTCTTCATCACTCCATAAATCTATGTCTAATACTGTGACTGGTGATGGTGGATAGTCGCCACCACTACGAAGATACTGGTTTTTGTTCCAGTCCCGAGCTATCGCAATAATATTTAACTGGTCTATTGTTTTCCCTGTCGTCTGCTTGTAGAGGTAAGCATAGATATTAAGCTGTTGTTCCCATTCTACTTTCCCCTCTTTCAAAGCAGAAACAATTGACCATACACTAGTGACCTTATAATCCTTTAGTGTATTGCTCTTAACATCTATGCTGTCTGTCTGACCACTAACAGTCCAATCGTTGACAACTGTAAACATACGCTGTTCTGTGATCACATCCTCGTTATTCTCGTTTGCCCTCTCTAATATAGTATGCACAGATTGACCTAACAACTTCCATATTTCATCTGATACATCTATAGTAAGTTTTTCGTAGTTCTCTTGTGCCAGTAATCTAATTCTTGGTGGTTGTAATAAACCTGTAGCAGATATAGTAGCTTTACCCTTACTATAACTATCGTTATGTACTGCGTTTATTATCTCTTGTGGTATCTTGTGTCTATTAGTGTATTTCATAGTCTCCAAATGCCAACACCATCATCTAGTGATCTAACAGTAAATTTATAATTAGGATTCTTTTGCGTAAATCTGAAGCAGTAGTTTCTAATAATCTTTGCTTCTTTGGGTATTTGTGACTTGGGTAATTCTATGTTTATAGTTTGCCCTCTACTCATCTTCTCTAATGGAAGATCATATTTTCTTGGTCTACCTTCCCTTCTTGGAACAGGTATGCCATCCTCAATCTCAAACTTCATTTAATCTCCTTAGGTAAAAAGTTTAATTTAACTGATACAGACTTTATATAATTTTGATTGACATTTAACATCTTGCTTATGTGTGCTAGTTGTTGAGGAGTAATGTTATCTAGCAAGATTTGAATTAGTAGTTTTTCTTTTTCATCTAGTAATGTCATAAGCTTTCCTAAGTGCTAGTTTACTTGATTATTCACAGTTTAAAATACTAGCAAAGTCTGTGAAGTGCTAGAAGGCGTTGTTCATATGCTTTATTTCAAGCAAACTGGATTTATACTTTAATAGCTATCCACATTTTCTGCTAACCTTCTTAGCAACATCAAACTTTGATGTCATTGATAAGTTTAAATGATGTGTTGATAATGTCAATAGTTTATTGTAATATATTTTACATGAATCAGATTGACCTAAATTCAGATCAGAAAACTTTAGATGGTCTAGTGGTCAAACAAGCAGTAAGAGATGTTGTTAGTAAGCATCCAAAACTATCTGAAGAAGCTTTATTATACTTCTTATCTGATGATTTTTCTAATTTGTGTGATCGTAATGACATTGAATCTGATGGCATTGTAGAAGCAATTAAGGAATTAAATACCTATCCCATGTTATCAAAGAAAAGACTAGCAGAAGATGTCTGCAGAATGGTTGATGGGTATTTTGGTTTGTATAGTAAGTAGATACTTACTATATTTAATATTAAGTAGTATTAACTACATAGTAAGTATATACATACTATAGGAGGTTTTATGTATGTCAATAGCGAAATGGATAAAAGAGATATATTAAATCATATCAACAGCCAATCAAGAACAAGTGGTATGAGGATTGGGCAACACAAAATAACTTGCTTTCAATGTCAAAGAGAGCGAACAAAGAACAAACATGACACGCCTTTATCAGTAAATATTGATGATGAAAAGGTTGTATATCATTGTCATCATTGTGGAACTAACGGACTTGTGCCAATAAGAGAGGAGATAAAAATGAAACCAATAAAAAAAGAAGAAAAGAAACCAGTAGAAATGCCAAAGAAGATAGAGGGTGGTGAAGCTAGTAAATGGTTAGAAGCTAGAGGTATAAGCATCACAGCCTCAAATACAGCGGGTGTCATCCAGACGCAAAAAAATAATAAACCAGTCATTGGTTTTTCTTTCATGCAGGGTGATGAGGTAGAAGCAGTCAAGTATAGGAGTGCCAATGGAAGCAAGAGTTTTTGGTGGGATGGGAACGCACAAAAGCTTTGGGGTCAACAGGTATATGATAGCAAATTGCCAACATTAGAAAGCACAATAGTTATAACAGAAGGAGAAATGGACACACTTGCGATCAAGACTGCTTTTGAAGGCGTAATGAATGTAGATTGTTATTCAGTTCCCAATGGTGCACCAAACAAGATCACAGATAACAAGATTGATCCAAGCGAAGATGGAAGGTTTAAGTATGTATGGAATGAAAGGGATAAGTTTGAGGGTGTAGAAAAGATAATTCTATGCACAGATTCAGATGAAAATGGCAACATATTAGCTGATGAATTGTCAAGGAGACTTAACAAAGCTAGATGTTATAGGGTTGATAACTTTGATTGCAAGGATGCAAATGATGTGCTGATTAAGTATGGTGCAGAAAAGCTAAGAGATTCCATAATCAACGCACAGCCAATACCTTTACATGGTTTAAATAACCTAGATCACTACGCAGATGAGTTCCAAAGCTTGTATGAAAAAGGTATGCCAAGTGGTGTATCAACAGGGTTTGCAAGTGTTGATGAGATATTTACTTTATCTACGGGCAATCTTGTTGTTACTACAGGTCATGCAGGAGATGGCAAGTCAGCATTTATAGATCAACTTGTGGTCAATGTAGCAAGGAATCATGGTTGGAAAACTTGTTTTTGTTCGTTTGAAAAACCAGTTCAACTTCATGCAGTTCAGCTATCTCAAATCCTTACAGGTAAGCCATTCTTTGAGGGTCAGAATACTAGAATGACACAAGAAGAAAAAGACTTTGCTGAGACATGGATAAGAGAACATATACTGTTTCAAGATTATCAAGATGGTGGGTTGCCTACGATAGAAGCTATCTTAGAGAAAGGTGCAAGTGCAGTCATGCGATATGGAGTGAGAGTATTAGTTATTGATCCATTTAACTTTATACATACTGAACATACAGGATTAGAGACTGATATGGTTAGTGAAATGCTAACAAAAGTCCAACTGTTCGCTAAACAACACGATATATTGGTATTCTTTGTGGCACATCCAACTAAACCTTTCATTAGAGATGGCAAGAAAAATGTATGCACAGGTGTTGATGTAGCTAAATCTTATGCGTGGTTTAGTAAAGCAGACACAGGTTTAACAGTCTATAGAGGTGACGATGGCGTAGAAATACACAATTGGAAGGCTCGTTGGGGTTGGCAAGGTAAGTTAGGAAGTGTTAATATGACCTTCAATCCTGTTAACGGAAGGTACGCAGAAATTGAAGAAGTCGAAGATAACTTTGATTGGGAGTTCTAACGAATTGCAAGTCAATGATATAGGAAGTCCTTATCTACATCATAGAAACTCAGTCGCTATTACAAGAATAGGTAAAAGCAAGGTGGGTAGAGCCATTGTTTTTGACCAACACATCATAGACAAATCATTTATAGAGAATAAGATAAACGCACAACAGCATAATGTTTGCAATAAGTATCTTGAAATCATAGTTAGAAGTGGTGCATTGGGGAAAAGCTCACCTGCTGCAGAAAGAATATTTACCAGTCATAGTTCTATCAAGCCTGTTCCAAGGGCAGTCATGCTATCAAAGGTGCAAAAGAAAATTGTAAGGGAGTGTGGACATACCAAAGAGAAAGAGTTTTGGAGTATTATGGTGAACAATCCAAAGAAGATAGATGAAACAAAAGAGTTAGTAATGCAAGAATGTTCTAATGCACTACTAACTTTTTGGTATCTTAATCATAAGAATCCTGTTTCTTTGTTTCAGCAATCCCTCGCAAACCAAGTTTAGATTCATAGTTTTCGCTAGTGATAGCACCACTATAGATAGCTTTACCATCCTGTTCAGCTTGATCTTCTTCTATAGATATGTTTTTGTTATCAGCTTCGCTATGTATCATATGGATAATCTGCTTATTCAATGAGCGATTTTCCTTCTTAGCCAAAGAGTGTGCCAATTCATAGGTTTCTTCTGAGCATCTAATGAATAGACTTTTCATCTTCCTTTTCTCCTGTATAAAATATGTTTGGACTATCTTGCACTTCTGCAATAGCTACACTTTCTCTACCAACTTGATAAAACCTATCTTCCTCTAATTGTTTTATGGCACCCTCAATCAGCCATTTATTTGACATAATCAAAGGATCATCTAACAAAGATATAGCAAAAGCAATAGCATCTAGTTCAGTTTCAAACAACCAAACTAAATGCACCCACTTAGCACTAGACTTTGTTGAATAAACATTGTTTGGCTCAGGTATATCTAGTTTATATGTGTGTCTAATTACAGCGTACATGGATGATATTGTAATGCAAAATGCTATCAAAGTGAAATACATTGTTCCATGTGGAACAACAGACTATCTATAAACTATCAAAAAAAAGGGACAACCTTGCGATTGTCCCTAAAACTCACATAGTTTTTGGAGGTAATATAAAAATGAATTTTGCCAATAAGACAGAAATCAAATCTTGATTATCAATATAATATAACTGATTGCAGATTGCAAGACTTATCTACAAGTTATCCACAGATTCATCCACACCGAAAAAACCAGTAAATATTTTTCTATTTTGGACTGGTAGATTTTTTCTCAGGAAAAACAATAGACTAGTAAATATTTTTTCATTGGATCGGAATCTGATGAGCTTGTTGGCTTTTTTTAGACCAAAAAAAAAGGCGTGACACCACCTTTTACAGTAGCATCACGCCTTAATTTGTTTATAATTCTTGCACTTCAACCTCTACAATATCACCATTCTCATTAAATCCTAGATGTTTAGGAAAGGGCAAATCCATATCTGCCCTTTGCTTATATAAAACATCTTGTACTTTGTGATTAATCGTGACCAAAGTATTGAAATATTTAACTAGAGCCAAATCAATATCTGATCTTTCCTCTAGTCGCCTATCAATCTTTGTATAGATTTCGTTGCAAGTTCCTATGTTTACTTTCAAAGTAAATTCTAACAATTGTCTATTCGTCATCTTTAAGTTCTCCCAAGATTTTTACATCTGTTGTTTCTCCAAAGTCAGTCCACATAAAAGTTGATGTAATTCCACCTTCTTTTTTTGCGTCTCCCTCTTTTGAAATATCAGGTAAACATATAGCATCTATCACTTCGTTATGTGAAAGTTTTTTATCAGAAACTATCTCAAAGTATCTAACATCAATACAATGTTCGCTTACTTTGTAAACATATTCTTTTTTAAATTTACTCATAATATTTTGCCCTCCAAAGCATTAATAAGAGTTATTAAACTGTTTCACGCCTTTTGGCGATCATCAGTAGGAAATACGCATTTCCTATACAGTTTTGGCAAAAATGACTTCACCAGATCACGCCTAACGCATTTTCTAAGAGTAGGCAAGGGCATAAGATACCCCAAAATTGCCTACCCTTAGAACGCATTAGATAATTAAATACTAGACATATCTATAACTACTTCTTCTCCAAAAGGAAAAGTCATATCGTTATAGTAGTCTTGATAGTAAGTTGTGGTTAATGCCCATATAACAGGGACATTTGGCTCAACCTCCTTATCAACATATCCACCTCCATCAGTAAAATAGATAAATGCAAGGACATCATCTGTATTATCTGTATAGTCGTTGAATAAGTTGAAAGGTGGATTGAAGTCAGTACCACCACCACCACGAAGATGAAATTCAAGTTCTTCACATTCTAAGTCGTATTCATCCCACCACTCACCATGTGAATTTTTATGAACTCTAGTATCGCAATAACAAACTCTAACTTTATCTACTCCACATTCTTCAGCTAAGTTCTGTGTTTCAGTAGCAAAAATATTAAGTTCTTCTTGTGTCACACTCCCACTTGTATCAATTGCAACAACAATCTCACCTCCATGTGGCTCTTTATCGTTGCTAGGTAAATTAACACCACGCCATGAGTGACGTTTGTTAAGTCTTGACCATGTAGGATTTTTTGACATAGCAGACTGTAAGAAGTCTCGCATCACATCAACCCAATCAACGCATGATCTATTCATCTGCTTGACTGCTTTACCCAAACTACTTTCTGCATCGTCTCCAATACCTTCAAGCTTATCAGCCATCATTATTGTTCGTTGCAATTCTTCTTGTAGTTCAGCCATTTCATTAGGTGATAATTCTTTGCCATCTTCATTAGTTGGCACCCAAACCTCACCACTTAATTGAGGTAAGTCAGCAAGTTTCTCAGCAAGAGTTTGACCTTCGTTGCTATTGCTTGTCTCACCATCTTCAGCAGATTGATCTGCATCACCATCGTTGGCATTGTCATTAATCTGATCTATTGCTTCATCTAAAGCTTCATCATCGTTGCTAAGAGTTCTATAAACTGCTTCAGCAGACATCCCATGATACTTGCGATCAAGCAGACCATCTTCAGGAAGTTCCATATGCAAGTCATACTTTAACCACCCATTGATTACATAGTCTGTTGCTATGTTCCAAAGTTGGTGATCTCGCTTACCCTTACGCAAAGGATGTTCCCAAATAACGTGACTAGCTTCGTGAATTAATACTGCTTGAATTTCCTCATCTGTTATTGATTTAACAAATTCATCATTCCAATAAATATTAACGCCATCAGTAGCCATTGTTTGACACTTTTCATCTTCTCTAATTAAGGTGAGTTTTAATAGCATAGTTGCCATACCTACATTACCTTTCATTAGTTTCGATCTAGCTTTAATTATTCGTTTTTCACTATTCATAATAATCCCTCCAAAGATTTTTTATGAGTTTCTGTTTCGATCTTTTGATCTCATCAGTTTGGATACACATCCAAAGACAGAAGGATGGAAAGAATATTTACTGGTAAATAATATATTTTCTCCACCCTTTATTGGCTTACTTCTTATACATATTGTCTAAGAATCCACCCTTCAATTCATCAACAGAATTTTCAAGATCATCTGCTATTTGTTTTCGTTTCTTAGCAGAATAATCATCATCTTCTCTCAAAGAATCTACATCATTAATAGAAGCAAACACGCTAACTAATTTTTGATGAGCATCAGCAATCAGTTTGTCATTACCCAAAATATCATTATTGATAGATGGTAGCGTATCAAGAAATTGTCTAAGCTTATTAAAACTAGAGTTCTTAAAGAATCCACCACCTTGCTTATTGTTAGGATCATAAGACTTTAACTTTTCTGCTAGGTGATCAACGGATTCCAAAAGAGTTTCTACTGTAGTTCTAGTAATAGCTTCTACATTCTTGTTAGCTCTCTTAATTGCATCTTGCTCAATCTTCTTTCTAAGTGATTCTGATACATTTAATCGCACATCACTTTTACTAATAGTTGGCACTTGTCCTAACTCAAAATCAAATCTGAATTTAGTCTCAATGACTTCTTTAGTTGGATAGTCAGATAGCTTAAAAGCTTGACCTAATTTATGCCTGTTCGCATCAATCAAGTTGTCGTAATTATCAAGAAAGTTTTTTACTTCTTTCTCAAAATCACTCTTAGCTTCGTTAACTTTATCCATAAGAGTATCAAGTTCTTGGTTAGGGCATAAACGCCACCCACTCAAGACCTTGCCTTCGTAGTCGCTAGTATTGTCATCCCATGGAACAGTCAAAGGATAATAAACATTGTTTCTGAATTGATTAATAATTCTTCTAAAGTATTTATTAGTCTCTTTTCCAAAGATGTATTTAGCAACGTGCAAAGATTCACTCATTGCAGATTGATCTATCGCTAGACCTTCTTTTAAATCCTTATCTGATTTAACTCCACTTGGATGTTTGGTATTCAAACGCACCAAAGTAGCATTTTCAGATAAAGTATTTACATTTTCGTTATTCATATTTTTCTCCAAAAAAATAAAATGAGTTCTGATTTCATAGTTTTCTAGTCATCAGTTGAGATACACATCTCAATATCAGAATGGGCAGAAAAGGAATATTTACTAGTTAATAATAAATATTCCTAATTCCCCCCTAGGTGGTAATCTAAATTTCTAAGTCTTGGTTATCAATCTTGAATTTAGAATAAGTATCGCAATCTTTAAGTTCGCTTCTTAATCCAACAATCTTTCTAACAAAGAATATAGAAAATTCTACAGTTGCTAATTTCTTCAGATAATCCAAAGCATTAGCATAGTAGTTATAGACATCATTCTCACTAGCACTATTGATAGCATTAGTAAGAGCGATAGTAGTTGCATAGCAAAGACCAGCTTCATCAATCACTTCTACATCTTCACCTTTACATATCTTCGATATATTAGGCACATCATTTTGAAGTGAGATAAAGTTCATCAATTCAATGGCACATTCTTGACCAACATCACCCTCGAATAACTTTTGTCTAAGTTCTCTAGGTGGATCAGTTTTCAATGTGTCACTCAATCTAGTCCATGATCTTGGACTTGGCTGAGGATCATTGCACTTGGGATCAAACTCCCACAATAGTTGTGGCATGAATCTGATAAGACCTTGCACATTGAGATCAATGTCATTCTTATCTGCCCACGCTAACCAATCATCTACATCGTGAGTAAACTGAATTGCAGTAGTTCGATCTTGACAATGCCTTAGCACCTTATTCGCACCACTTCTATCAGTATGTCTATTACCTGCCAACACAATTTTCCATCCTTTAGGAAAGATGTAATCACCAATCTTGCGATCTTCATCCTTACCTTTTGGATCAAGCAATTGTCCTATCGTTGCTTGAACGCTTGAATGTGCTTGAGCAAATTCGTCAAGAAAAAATAGACCTTCACCACTCTTAGGCAAGTTGCCTAAAAATGCTTTCTTTTGCTCACCATCTTCAATGTATGGCAAACCACCTAAGTCGATAGATTCTACTAACCCCAATCGAAAAGAGATAAAACCAAATTCATCATCTTTAGGACTTACTGAATCAGTAAGCTTTCTATCGTTCGCTAGTTCCTCAGCGATCTCTTTAACAATCGCAGATTTACCAACACCTGTTCCACCAATTAAGAATGGGATATTGCTTCCCATCAAAATATGTAAACAGGATTTTTTCGCTTCACTAGGTTTAAACATAATAATTTCCCTCCAAAGAAATATAAGTTTTCGTAAGCATTACACTTACACCAATAACACCCCAAATAGTTGGGATGTTTTCATAACATTTCAGCTAATCATCAGTTGGCTTATTCACCAAAATACTTATCAATTTTCTTAATAAGTTTTTTGTTGACAGACCTAAGATATTTTACTTTTTGAACAAGGTTAATCCATTGTTGAAGTTCATTCCTAGAGTCTGCATCTTTCTCAGCATTTTTAAGACCAATTTCAACACGCATGAGTTCTGTTTCTAAGTAATCATCTCTTAGACATTTACTTATGATTCTTAACTCGTCTCTATTAAATTGTAGTTTTGGCTCTTTCAAGATTCACCTCCTTGTTTATCTAAATAATCAGCAATCTTTAAAATTTCTTCCATAGAAGTATCTTCAACATCCTTCTCTAAAATTTTATCCAAAGATTGATCATCAGTTGGCTCACTATCTTCAACAGGTAAACCAGCATTTCGATATAATTTATTCAATGCTTCAGCTTCTCCTTCAAAGACTTCATCAGAATCAGAATTACATTCTTTCTTCCATGAATCCATGATTAGTTTATTACCACTACATTCTTCATCATTCACTTCTTCAACAATGACTTCTCCACAAGTTTCTTGATACTTTTTTTCATACTCTTTTTGCAGATTCCAACTTTCAATCTCCAACAAAGTATCAATTCTTCCATCACTATTAGGATAATCTTCAGTATCGATCATCTTAGTTAGACAGTAAGTATCTTTCGCTATTAGTTTAAATATCATTTTGACCTCCAAGTCAGTTTCTTGCACCCCATAATTAGGATGCTCATCAGCATGTTAATTCATGGACTGTTGGAGCAGTCCCAAAAGTTATATATCTTTCTGTGATTCCAAAGACAATATTCGTATCAGTAATACTTCAATTGTAATTGGCAAAAAGATAATTTCCTTTTGGTTGGTGGTCTCGTAGCAGTTATCTCAACTTGTACTATCCTTTCAGCGAAACTTGGCACTTAGAGGTGGCTAATGAATATGGACACTTCTCTTAATTGTTTATTGTTCTTAGGTTACCCCCTTCCCAATTAAGACACTCGCACTTAATCCATATTCGCAAGTACCTTCAACTTTACCTTTTTCAAGACCCTTTAGGGTAGTTGGCTACAGTTTAGAGTCATAATCGTTTTGGACTGTTGTGGACACAGTATAAGCAATTTAACATCAAATTGCACATTTAATTAGATAGCAGTCTGTGAGCATTACCAAAAGACCTATGATCAGTTAATATTATTTGTATGAGCAAAGACAAAAAACCAAACCTAAAGATCATAAAGAAAGAAGCAGAACTTACTATTAAGCAAAGACAGTTCGTGGATGAAATTATCAAAGGAAAGTTAGGTAGTTATAAAGAAGCATATGCAAAAGTTTATGATGTCGCTCTAACGAAGCAAGGGAAGATACCTAAATGGGTAGAAGTCGAAGCCAGTCGTTTAGTCGCTAACCCTAAGATTGCAATAAGCATACAAAGAGCTATAGCAAAGAAAGAGCAGTCTGCAGTTGCTAGTAGTCTCAGGACAAGGAACTATGTCATAGACCAACTGTATAAAGAGAGCAAAGAGTCAGACTCAGATTCAGCTAGGATTCGTGCATTGGAATTGTTAGGCAAGTCAGTCAGTCTATTCAGCGATGTTGTTGAGACCAAAGAAGCAAGATCAAGTGAGGAAGTCGAAGCAGACATAGAGGAACGCATACAGGCACTACTCGATAAACAATAGACAATCATCAACTAACTATAAATAGATCATCAGAACGCATCTGTGTTAGTCATATGCACACTTATGACCAGCACCTACGCAGACACAATATATAGTGTTCTAATTTTTCGATCCTGAATCCCAAACCACCATATGTTGTGTTTCGCATAATGTAAAAAAAGTGACCCCCTACCCCCCTTTTACGCAGTCGGCTACCTGACTATCTTATATACATAGTAATATGCACATTATATTAGGTATTTTCATAGACCCCCCCTATGTATTGCATTTTGATAGCAGATTTTGTAAGATAATATTAGGATTTTTGCAGGAAATGGCTAAGGGACCCTAGACCCCCCATAATATTTTGCAAAAAAATGTTGTTTTTCATGTGAAGATGTGCAATTATGTTAAAATCTAGCGTGATTTACATCCAGTAGGTACCTACTTGTTAAGTATTTACTTAGTAAGTGCCTCTTAGTGGTAGCAACTTACTAAGTTTTTAATTTTAGAAGGTATTTACTTACTATATAGTATGGAGATGTATGAGTAACCACATATTAAACCAAGTTCAGAACCTATCTTTAGACGAAAAGAGGGAATTATTAGGTTTATTAGACGAATTAGAGGAAGCTAAAGCCAGAGAGAGGTGTGCAGACGACTATATGGCGTTTGTAAAGGAGATGTGGAGTGCTTTTATTGAGGGTCCACACCATAAAATTATGGCTGATGCCTTTGAGCGTGTCGCAAATGGCGATTTAAAGCGTTTAATTATCAATATGCCACCCAGACATACTAAATCTGAGTTCGCATCTTATCTATTACCTGCATGGTTCCTGGGAAGTAAGCCAGAAAAGAAGATAATACAGACAGCACATACTGCAGAACTAGCTGTAGGCTTTGGTAGAAAGGTTAGAAACCTTGTAGGTAGCAAAGATTATAAGCGAATATTCCCTAATGTTAGTTTGCAGTCGGATTCTAAAGCTGCGGGTCGTTGGAATACGAACAAAGGTGGTGAATATTTTGCGATTGGTGTGGGTGGAGCAGTCACT